GATAGGTGTAACATTTACATCAATTGGATCTGGAAATTCTCACGAAATAGAGATGTTCAAAAAAAATGAAAAATCAATAATTACAATTAACAATTTAGTACAATATCCTATTTCTTACACTTCGATAATTCATACTTTACAGGGGAATGGCGGTCAAATTGGAACTGATAAAACTATTTTTTCTCTGAGTGGAATTAGTTCCATTTTACTAAATGATATATTGAAAATTGATGACGAATATATGAAAGTTGAAAATGTTGGTTTTGGTACAACATCTGAAAGTATTTCATTTAGTGGTGATATTCCTTTGGTTTCTGTAAAAAGAGGTGTTCTCGGTACAAAAATAGGAATTCATACTGATTCTTCACTTTCTAGAATTTATAGAGGATTTTATAATATTGTTGGTAATAAAATATATTTTACAGAACCTCCAAGTGGAAATTCCTTAGACTTTATTGATCCACAACCAAGTTATCTACCAAGACAAAGAGATACTTTTACTGGGAGAGTGTTTCTTAGAAAAAATTATGAAACAAATAGGATATATGATGATATTTCTACAAAATTTACTGGAATAGATCAAACATTTACTTTAACTACTCAGGGCATTAATACTACTGGAATAGGAACAAGTGGTGGAAATGGAATTGTATTCATTAATAATATTTTCCAAAATCCAACCACAATAAATAACTCTTCAAATAATTATTTGATAGAAGAGTCTTCTGGAATCAGTAGTATTACTTTTACTGGAATAACTAGTAGTAATGGATTAATTTATAAGTCCAACTTTGATGTAAATCAAAATGAACTCCCAAGAGGCGGATTGATTGTTTCTCTTGGATCTACACCTGGTCTTGGATATGCACCATTAGTTGGGGCATCTGTAACTGCTACTATTGGTGTCGGTGGATCAATAATATCCATTGGAATAGGCACATCTGGATCATTTGGATCTGGTTATAGAAATCCAGTTTCTGTTGCTGTCACTGAAAGCAATCATGTAGGAACTGCAGCGACAATTCAGGCAATTGTTGGTTCTGGAGGAGTTTTATCGTTTAATATTATTGGTGGTGGAACAGGATATTTAAATCCAACAATTAACGTATCTCCACCAAGTTATGAAAATCTTTCAATAATCGGAGTTTCTAGACTTGGAATAGGATCAACAACAGATACTGGAAATGGATTATTATTGAATGTAGAAGTTGGTGCAAGTTCAACATCAGTTGGAATTGGATCTACTTTATTTGAAGTTAAGTCATTTAAAATAAAAAGACCTGGTTATGGATTTAGAAGAGGGGATGTTTTTACTGCAGTTGGATTGGTTACTGCTATAGGATTACTATCTCCAGTGAGTAATTTTGAACTTACCGTTTTAGATGTATTTAATGATTCCTTTGGGGCATGGCAGTTTGGTGAGTTAGATTATATTGATTCGATTAAAATTTATCAAGATGGAAATAGAACTAGTTTTCCTCTTTTTTATAATGGTTCTTTATTAAGTTTTGAAATTGATGAAGAAGATGCGGATTCACAGCTTATTGATTTTTCATCTTTGCTTGTGATTTTCGTAAATGGGGTTTTACAAAAATCTGGAGAATCTTATGAATTTAATGGTGGAACAAATTTTATATTTTCAGTAGCACCAAAACCAAATGATAATATTGATGTATTCTTTTATCGAGGAACAAGAGGTGAGGATACAGAAGAAGTTACAAATATCAAAGAAACTGTAAAAGTCGGTGATACTTTACAAGTTTTTAGCAATAATAATTTTATTGACAGTACAATTACACAAAATCCAAGATTTGTTTATGAAATATCTGGATCAGATCTTGTTGAAACAAATATTTATAGTGATCAGGGAATTGATACTCTAATAAAAAAACCAGTTTATTGGACTAAGCAAAAAAGTGAATTAAAAATTAATGGAGAATTTATTTCAAAATCTAGAAATTCATTAGAAACTCAAATTTATCCAACTTCAAATATCATTAAAGATTTTTCAACAATTGACAATGAAATTTTTGTGGATGACATTAGTTTATTTAATTATGAAAATGCAATTCCTGTTAAAATAGATGCTTTTATATTTTCATCTACTACATCACAATATGAATTGATAAAAAATATTTCAAACATAGAGGGTTTTAAATCTTCTATTACTGGTATTGCGACCACAACTGGAATAGGAGTTCCTTTAGCAATTAAATTTAATATAAGTCCTTCCCCATCATCATTGTTAGTTGGATATCCTATTTACATTTCAAATACAAGTGTTGGTAGTGGAGTTACTTCAATTAATACTGGAAATAATGATATAGTTTCAATAAGTACTTCATTTGTGGATAATATTTATTTTGTAAATGCTTATTCACCCTCAACGGGAACTGTAACGTGTAATATTGATTCTAATACATCTGTAATTGGTATTGATACTACAGGATCAGTAAATTATCCTGTAGGGTTACTTTCATGGGGAAGGATGTCTGGTTTTGTTCGTTCAAGTTCTCCTATTTCAATAGGAGTAAGTGGATATACTTCCAGTATTGGTATTTCTTCAATTGGATATAATGCCGGATTATCAACATATCCAATAATCCAAAGAAGAGGATATGGTTTGAGAAATACTGGTTCTTTAGGATTAAAAATAATATAGATAAATACATAAAAAAGTTCATATAAATGGCAGCACTTGTAACAGATCAATTTCGTATCTTAAATGCATCAAATTTTATAGATTCTATTGATGATTCTGCAAATTCTTATTATGTTTGGGTTGGACTAACAAATCCAGACAGAGATAATGGAATTGGAAGGAATTTAAACTGGGATGATGGGCAAACTCCAGATGTACCAGTTATTCCCAATCCAGTAGACTCTTTTGATTATAATTCTCACTATAGAGATACTATTCTTTATGGTAAAAAAATTACAACATCTAATATCAGAAGAGTTATTAGAAGAATTGATTGGTCGAGAGGAACTAAATATGAAATGTATCGGCACGATTATAGTATTGAGAACCCCTCTCCAATATCTAAACGATATAGATTATATGATTCAAATTATTATGTGATGAATAGTGAATATAAGGTTTATATTTGTATTAAAAATGGTTCTAGTGGAGAAAATCCAAATGGGAATCAATCCCAATTTGAACCAACATTTACTGATTTAGAACCTTCTGTTGCAGAAACAGGAAGTGATGAATACATATGGAAATATTTATTTACAGTCTCTCCAAGTGATATTGTAAAATTTGATTCTATAGAATATATTACATTACCAAATGACTGGCAAACATCTACAGATTCTCAAATTATTTCTGTAAGAGAAAATGGTGATTCAAGAACAAATAGCAATCAAATAAAGACTGTTTATATTGAAAATTCAGGAAAAAATTATACATCATCTGTTGAAATAGAAGTTGATATTTTGGGAGATGGTGTAGATGGAAAAGTATTAATAAAAACAAATTCAAGTGGAGAAATTGTAGATGCAATAGTTACTTCAGGAGGACAAGGATATACTTACGGTTTTGTTGATTTAGGAATAATTCAACCATCTGGATCTTTACAATATCCAGCAAAATTAATTCCTATTATCCCACCATCATATGGTCATGGTTACGATTTATACAAAGAGCTTGGTGCGGATAAAGTTTTAATATACTCAAGATTTGATGATTCTTCTAGGGATTTTCCGATTGACACTAAATTTTGTCAGGTTGGAATATTAAAAAATCCATCAAATTTCTCATCATCAGAAATTTATAATGGATCTCAGTTTTCTAACTCATATGCAATTAAAATTACAAATGAAAATAATATTCTTCCTACAGTAGGAGAAAAAATATCTCAAAGTACAACTGGAGCAGTTGGTTATGTTGCTTCATATGATTATGATACTAAGGTTTTAAAATATTTTAAAGACAGATCTCTTTATTTTAACATTGGTACTTATGATCAAACAGATTATATTGGACTATCCACAGGAAAAAATGCAAATGTTACATTTTCTTCTAATGGTATTATAAATGGAGAAAATGGATTTAGTGGATCTGTAGATTCATCTTATACTGGAATTACTACGGTAGTAAATAATAAAATAATCAATCTTGGAATTTCATTTGAAAATGGTTTTGCAAGTCCGGAGATAAATAAAAAGACGGGAGATATTCTTTATGTTGATAATCGTCCTCTAATATCTCGTAATATTAGACAAAAAGAAGATATTAAAATTATCCTGGAATTCTAAAAAAAATGGCACAAAAAACAAATTTAAATGTAAGTCCTTATTTTGATGACTTTAATTCTGAAAAAAATTTTTATAAGGTTCTTTTTAATCCAGGACGACCAGTACAAGCAAGAGAACTTAATAATATTCAATCAATTCTTCAAAATCAAATAGAATCTTTCGGTAGTCATATCTTTAAAGAAGGTTCTGTAGTAATACCAGGAAATCTTATATATGATTCACAATTTCATGCAGTAAAATTAAATCCAACAACTTTTGGCGTAGATATATCTTTTTATATTAATGAGTATATTGGTAAAAAAGTTACAGGTCAAATATCTGGAATAACTGCTACAATTCAAAAAATAGAAATACCAAATAATACTAATGGACTTGAATATATTACAATTTATGTAAAATATATAGATTCTGACTCTAATTTTAATATTAGTTATTTTGAGGATGGCGAATTTTTGGTATGTGATCAAAATATAATTTATGGCAATACAACTATTTTTGCTGGATCTCCATTTGCATCACTTATAAGTAATAATGCAACTGCTATTGGTTCTGCAGCATCTATTGGAAATGGAATTTATTTTGTGAGGGGAACATTTGTTAAAGTAAGTGATGATACAATTATTTTAGAAAATTATACAAATAAACCATCATATAGAGTTGGACTAAAAATAAGTGAAGAGATAATATCTTCTAAAGAGGATGAATCTTTATATGATAATGCAAGGGGATTTAATAATTATGCTGCACCTGGTGCTGATAGGTTTAAAATTGGTTTAACTTTAACTAAAAAAACAATTGACAGTGTAGATAGTGATACAGATTTTATTGAATTACTTAGAATAGAAGATGGAGAGATTAAAAAAGTACAAACCAAAACAAATTATTCAATTATTAAAGACTACCTTGCACAAAGAACATTCGATGAGTCTGGAAATTATTCTGTAGATCCATTCAAGATTTCATTGCACAATTCTTTAAATGATAGAATTGGAAGTGATGGATTATTTTTTGATAATCAAAAAACAGAACAAAAAAATACTCCTTCTGATAATTTAATGTGCATTAAATTATCACCTGGAAAATCATATGTAAAGGGATATGATATTGAAAAATTGACAACTACAATTATAGATGTAGATAAACCTAGAAATACTCTAAGTGCAGAAAATGTAAGTGTTCCATTTGAAATGGGAAATCTTGTAAGAGTAAATAATGTATCAGGAGCACCAAAACAAAATGAACAGGTAGAACTTCATTCAGTTAGAAGAAGTTTTTCTGGAGATCCGTCTTCAGACACAAAAATAGGAGATGCGAGAATTTATAATTATAATCTAACAGACTCTACATATATTGATCAATCAACTAGTTGGGATTTATATCTCTACGACATTCAAACATATACTAAATTAATTTTAAATGAATCTTTAAGTTCTTCACAACTACCACAATCTTCTTTTGTTAAAGGTAAAAGTAGTGGAGCAAGTGGATTTGCAATTTCTGCTGGAGATGCAACAAATTCAATAAATCTAAATCAAACTTCCGGAACTTTTATTCAAGGTGAACAAATATTAATCAATGGTATTGAAATAACTTCGAGAACAATTGCATCCATTGTGGTATATGATACAAATGATATAAAACAAATTTATCAACCAACCAGTGTATCTGGATTTTCAACTTCATTTTTATCAGATTCAATTTTAG